CTTGACCCTACTATTGCAAGATACTCATCTGCTATAAGTAAACTAAAACCATTAGGTTAATTTAAAGGAAAAATGTAAAAATGTTTTTATCAGAAAATTTACAAGAAAAATGGTCTCCTATACTTGAGCACTCAGATTTACCAAAAATCGAAGACAACTATAAGAGAGCTGTAACCGCAGTTATTCTTGAAAACCAAGAAAAAGCTCTTAATGAAGATAGAGCTACTCTTGAAGAAGCTGCACCTTTAAATGCTACTGGCTCTGCTATAAGCAATTGGGACCCAATCCTAATTTCTTTAGTAAGAAGAGCTATGCCAAATCTCGTTGCTTACGACATTTGTGGTGTTCAACCAATGACTGGTCCTACAGGTCTTATCTTTGCTATGAAAGCAAGATATAATGACGATGTAGACGCTACTAGAGAAAATAAATCAGAGGCTCTTCATAACGAAGCTCGTTCAGATTATTCATCTCAAGCTCAAACTACATCTACTTCAGTAGGTTCAGACCCAATTGGTGACCCATTCGACACTTCATCTCCTTCATACGCATCTACAACAGGTGCAGGTATGACAACAGCTTCGGCTGAGAGTTTAGGTGACGCAGCAGGGAATCATTTTGCAGAAATGGCTTTCACAATTGAGAAAGCAACTGTGACTGCAAAATCCAGAGCATTAAAAGCTGAGTACACACTCGAATTAGCACAAGACCTCAAAGCAATCCACGGTCTTGATGCAGAATCAGAATTAGCAAACATCTTATCATCTGAGATTCTTGCTGAAATCAACCGTGAAGTTATCAGAAATGTTAACATTCAAGCAAAAACTGGTGCAGCTTCAACAGCTGTTGCTGGTACTTTCAACTTAGATGTTGATGCTAACGGTAGATGGTCAGTTGAGAAATTCAAAGGTTTGATTTTCCAAATCGAAAGAGAAGCTAATGTTATTGCAAAAGAAACAAGAAGAGGAAAAGGTAACTTTATCTTATGTTCTTCTGATGTTGCTTCTGCATTATCAATGGCTGGAGTATTAGATTATACTCCTGCTCTATCAACTTCTTTGAATGTTGATGACACAGGCAATACTTTTGCTGGTGTTCTTAACGGAAAAGTTAAAGTCTATATCGACCCATATGCTGGTGTTGATTACATGACTGTTGGTTATAGAGGGTCTAACCCTTACGATGCTGGTTTATTCTACTGTCCGTACGTTCCATTACAAATGGTTCGTGCAGTTGGTGAGAATACTTTCCAACCTAAGATTGGTTTCAAAACAAGATACGGAATGGTATCTAATCCTTTTGTCGGTGCTACACCAGCAGACGGACTTGCTTCAGCAGGAACAAACCAATACTACAGAAAGATGGCTGTTTCAAACATTCTATAATCTGTATAATCGATTTATCGATACTAAAAGGGACTCAATTGAGTCCCTTTTTTTTGGCTTTGCAGTGGCACGATGCAGTATCAGAAATCACCGTCAGCAACTTGAACTACAGTAGTTCCTCTCTGCCTCCACATTTCGACAACTTGATTTCTGTCGTCAAAAACAATGTCAATTTTACCACCAACCTCTTCAAATTTATCTGCAAGGTCAGATTTGAATTCATCGTCTCTTCTGAAGTCACCGTCAGGTCTAAGAAAAAGACCTTGATGTCCTTCTCCAATCCACTCTGAAATCTGTTTCTCAGTGATACTTCTTTCTGATTCATTTCTTGCACTGAAGAAGGCAACATTGTCACCTTGTGCAATAAATCTTTTTGCAATGTCACAAACCCATTGAACAGGAGTATCAAATACTGTAGAATTTCTGAATGATTTCCAATCTGCAGGTTTCTGAGATACAAAATGTCTCCTATGTTCTACATCGGCAATCGTTCCGTCTACATCGAAAATTATTGTTTGTTTCTTTATCATGTGTCCATTATATAAAAAAGGTGACCGCTATGGCAACGCCTAAATATAAATAGTTATATAACGGAGAATTAAATGGCAGATTATGAAAGAACAGTGAAAGTTTTAGAAGGACCTTGGTCAACTAAAGCATTTCCACAAGGTGAAGAAACAACCAAAGGTATTATTAGTAGAAAGATAGTCACACTATATGAGAAAGACGGATATCTATGTGAAGAAACCGTCACTAGAGAATATAGAGAAGATGACTACTTTGATACTTCAACAAATAAGAGAGTATTAAAACTTGACTGAAACAACGATAAACAAATCAATTCTAAATAAAAATAACTTTAGATTACTAATAGACAAAATACCAACAGTTGAATACTATGTTCAGTCTGTTAATATTCCAGGTCTACAGTTCAGTTCAGTTGCGATAGGAGCAGGTGTAGGACTAGATGCCTATTTTCCAGGTGATAAAATTGAATTTGGTAAACTAACAGTTAAGTTCCTAGTAGATGAAGATTTAGAAAACTTCAAAGAGGTATATGATTGGATGAATGCAATTGTTCCAATCAAAGACCCAAGTGATTATGCAAATTACACAAAGACAGTAAAAACCGATTCAGGTTTAATTAGTGGTGTGGATGCAGATTTAAATCAGTATTCTGATATCACATTGGTTACAAATACAAACAAGAACATACCAAATAAGTTCTTTAAGTTTTACGATTGTTTCCCTACATCATTAGGTGAGTTGGAATTAGTCTCAGGTGGTGATAGTGAACCTGTGACATGTCAGATAGAATTTCAGTTCACTTACTATGATATAGAATCTACCTCTTAAACCCCCTTATAAATACTAATATATTATGATATAATGGTCGTATATGACTTTAGATGAAATAAAATTGATGTGGAAAAAAGACTGTATTGTCGATGATATAGAACTCGACAAGTCAAGTCTTGATGTTCCTAAACTACATGCAAAGTATTCAGAATTACTTTCTGATACTCTGGTCAAACTCAAACAAAAACAGTTTCAATACAACCTTCTTATCAAAGATAAGTGGTTGTGGTTTAATGGAAAATTAGATAAAGAAACTATTGATAAATACGGTTGGAAAGATGACCCATTTGATGGTATGAAAGTAATGAAAGCAGACATGCATTACTTCTTCAATTCAGATGATGATTTGACCAAACTTAAAGCACAAGAAGAATTATTAAAAATACAAATGGACTTTCTCAAAGAATGTATGCAAAACATTACTTGGAGACACCAAACGATTAAGAACACAATCGATTGGAGAAAGTTTATGGCGGGACAATAATGCAATATCAAAATTATCTTTATGGTTTACCAGGTTATTTTACAGATGAAGAGTGTGATTTACTTATAGATATTGCAAAACAATCTAAGATAGATGAGGGTAGAGTGGGTGATGCAAAACCTGGAGAAGATAAAGGACAGGTTGCAGATGAAATAAGGTCATCTTCAGTTGTATGGTTCCATGAAGGACTGATGCCACAATCAATTGAAGATAAAATTGATGTTGCTATGAACGAAGCATTAAAAGAAACTGGTTGGAATTTTCAGATTTCATACAGACAGGCATATCAATACACAATCTATGACGCACCAGAAACTACAAATAAAGACAAAGGAGATTTCTATACTTGGCACCAAGATTCAAGTCCATTGGTAGACGACAAAGGAATGAAGAGAAAATTAAGTTTCACATTACAGTTATCTCATCCAGATGATTATGAGGGTGGATACTTTCAATGGTTGGAACCTGATAGAGCATTCGACCAAATGAAAGATTCTACTGTTATCGATTTAGAAAATTCAATAAGAACATTACCATATTCAGTGAAAGATAAAGGTTCAATATTTTTCTTTCCTTCATTCGTACATCATCAGGTAACTCCTGTTACCAGAGGACAAAGAAAATCCTTTGTTGGTTGGTGTGTGGGTAATCAATATGTCTAATCTAGTATCAGTTTCTAAAGTTGATGAAGTCTTTATGAAAGTCCATTGTGATGATGGTCTTGCAAGAGATTTATACGACTTCTTTTCATTTACTGTTCCTGGTGCTAAATTCATGCCATCTTACAAAAATAAATTTTGGGATGGTAAAGTAAGACTCTTTTCTATGAAAACACATAAAATATACATTGGGTTGTTACCTTATGTAGACGAGTTCTGTAAAGAAAGAGGGTTTGAATTTGAAGGTGTACACGATGTTTTGGGTATTAAAGAAAGGCAACCTGAATTAGATGAGTTTGTCAAGTCACTTGACTTACCATTTGAACCACGTGGATATCAATTAGAGGCATTAAAATCCAGTGTTCAGTATGGAAGACAACTATTATTATCTCCAACTGCATCTGGTAAATCTCTAATCATATACATGTTAGCAAGATACTATGATAAGAAAACAATTATCATTGTACCAACCACATCACTTGTTGAACAAATGACAAAGGACTTTATAGATTATGGTTATAAAGATAAAGTCTGTAAGATATATCATGGTCAAGAAGTATTTGATGCCCCTATAACCGTCACTACATGGCAATCATTCGCAAAAGCTCCTAAGGAGGTGTTAGAGTCTTTTGATGTTGTCGTTGGTGACGAGGCACATTTATTTAAAGCACAAACTCTTAAAGGTATCTTAGAGAAGATGAAGACCACAGCAGTAAGAATAGGTACAACAGGTACATTAGATGGTACAGAAGTTCATAGATTGCAATTAGAGGGTCTTTTTGGTCCTGTTAAAAAAGTTATCTCGTCTGCACAACTAATAGAAGAAGGTACGATTGCAAAGATTGATATACAATGTGTCATACTTCGTCATACTAAACAGAAGAAAATGTCATACCAAGATGAAATGGACTATCTAGTATCACATCAAGGTAGAAATCAATTCATAACCAATCTAGTCGGTTCCCTTAGAGGGAACACTCTGGTACTGTTTCAATACATAGAGAAACATGGTCAACCACTATGGGAGTTATTCAATCCTATGGTCAGTAGAATGAAAGGAACACTACATTATGTACATGGTGCAACTGATACAGAAGATAGAGAGGCAGTCAGAGAGATTGTTGAGAGCTCTAAAAGAAAAAACAATGTCATCCTAGCATCATACGGAACATTTTCTACAGGTGTTAATATTAAAAAAATCGACAATGTTGTATTTGCAAGTCCTTCTAAATCAAGAATACGAAATCTACAGTCAATAGGTAGAGGTCTTCGTAAGACAGAAGGCAAAGATAGTATGAGGTTATTTGATATATCAGATGACCTACAATGTGAGAATCATACCTTGAATCACTTGAAAGAAAGGATAAATATCTATAACGAGGAAAGTTTTCCTTATGAAATACAACAATTCGATTTAAAATAATGGCATCACCCTCAGATTTAATTCCACAAAAATACGAAGTTTTAAAACTAAGAAATGGTTTAGAGGTGGTCGGTATGACAAGAGATACTACAAAGGGTATTGAAATCACTTTACCGATGGTCTGCAAATTGAATGCAGGTCAAACACCTGTTGAAACACTTGCAACATTTTATCCATATGCACCTTTGACATCAGACACATCTGTTGTAGTTCCTATAGACCACATTCTACATAGAAATGTAATGAATCAACAATACATTCCCTTTTATGATGAAGCAAGTTCTCAATGGTTAGAAATGTTAGAGAACAACTCAATACCATTAATCAATGGTACACCAAAAAGAAAATACATAGACAAGATTTTACAGAATCTTATTAATGAAGTTTCAGAAGAAACAATGATGGAATATGAAGACTTCGAATTCGAAGAAGCATTACCACCTGTAGATAAAAAGAAACTACACTAGGTTTTATTTCCGTCTAAATAAGTGCGTATAATCGGTGTCTATATACCATTATACACCATTTTTATAACATAACTTTTAGGAAAACCATGACCACAGCAACTTTA